GGTAAATTACCAACATCAATATAAAAAACACGGCGTTCTGGTGCTCTTGATAAACGGTAAATAACAACAGCATCTTCAACCATTCGTAATTGATTTAATGGTTTGATTGCTTTATGTAAATATGAAATTACAAAAGTATTTTTTGCATCCATCAAACCAGAATTGACATTAATGATAGAATCTGGAGATATTTTTAAACCGGGTGATACACTTGCGGTATAACTTTGAGTTGTAGTACCACGATCATTAAACATATAATATTCAGCGATTGACTGAATAATTTCTGCATTTGTTTTACTATCACGTGCTTTCTTTATTTCACGGACTTTACGAATTTTTCTCGGATCAATATATCTAAGTTCTTGAATACCTTCTTTAGATTTACTTTCATCAACTATAATATGAAAATAAATTCTACCATCAATATACCAACGCTTAAATAAATCATCTGCCATATTATTGAAATTTAAAATTTTACAAATAGTTTTAAATTCTTCAATAATTTTTTTCTTAATTGTTTCAGGTTGTTTCAAATTTTCTAAAATAATATCAACAACACTACCATCAGTATCATGAGTAATAGATTCATTAACAATTTCATTTATTGCCATATCACATTCAGGATGATTTGACATTTCACGATAACGAGTTATTAGTTCTAGTTCATTACGAACTGAACCTTCTAAATCAACATATGTTCCAAAATGAGCATTTTGAGTGATAGTAACTGCACCATCATCAAGTGTGCTATTTGGAGCAGTAAAAGATGATTTCTCAGGTTTTTGTACCTGAGAAATATCTTTGTCACCAAAAGTAAAACCAAATAATTTTATCATATTTTAATAAAAAATTTAAATAACCAAATCTTTTGCTGCTTCCCACCATTGATAACTGAAGGTTACAGTAAATTCTTCAATAGAATCATTTGTACCCCAATCCACATCAATTGTTGATACATCAGTTGGAAAAATACCAACGAATGTGTACTGTTTAGCAATATTTCCATCTTTTGCATATTGCGAAACGATAGCATCTACTGTATAACTGATTGGATTTAGAGCCGCAGGATTACGTCTATTGAAAGCATGACTATTTATACCATTCATCCAACGCTCAAAAGCATTACGAACTGTAAAATCTTCATCATTAATTACAGTTACCGACCAATCTGCAAAAGTTCTATTACCTGCAAATTTTAATTCGCGTCCAAAATATGGAACAGTAACAGAACCTACAGTTGAAGCTGGCAAGCTGGCACTTTTGCACATGAATGTTAATTTTCTATTTGCTGTATTGGGTAAAGAAAAAGCAGGGAATGGCATTGATACATCAAATAAATTTTGACGAGCGCCATCACCTGTCATTTGTGAGCGAAATTCATTTACTGAAAACGGCATTTGTATCTCTCCTTATTTTTTATATGTTTGACTGATTAAAACTTGCCCACTATTTCATCAAATGTTACACCTGTTCTAACAGCTACGAAGTTTAATTGAATGAAGTTTACTGAACGAGCAGGTTTAATGTAAATATCACCCACAAATTGATTTTGATCAATTACTTCTGGAGTATTGTTTGTAGAATCACAAACAACACGGTAATCATATATACCACGACGACCCTTAACTTCTCTCAAAAATGGTTCTACTAGATTCACGAATCCAGCTCTAGTAAATTCATCATTAAATTCAAACAGTGTTGAACGTGCTGCTTTTGCAATTGCCTTTTCTAGAGTAATAAACAATCTACGAACATTTATACGATCAAATGCAGATGGGCGATTTTGGAATGTCTTATCACCAAAAAGAATTATGCCTTCACCAAGAAATGAAACTACAGGATTAATACCGTTTTTATATAGTACATCTCGTTCTGCTCTTGCTGGATTCCAAGCAAGTTTTACAGCATTTTTAATAACTCCGCGAGTTAAGCCTGCTGGTGAATACCAAGGATCACGATCATTATCAGTTCTTGCACACAAACCAGCAATATCACCATTTAATGGTATCCAACGATATACATCATTATATTTGTCATATTGATATTTCCAACCAGAATCAACAAAGCAATATGAACTTCTTGTAATAAGATCTGTGCTTGCAACAATAGAGTCTGCTTCATCACCTGGATTATCAACTGCATCATCTAGGGGTGGAGATACAAATACAATACAATCTTTTCTAAATTCTGCTATATCAACTAGAGCATTAGCGACTGCTACATTAGAAGTATTATCTCCACCTATAAGGAAATTAATATCTTCTGTTTCAGCGTTTCTAAAGACATCATATGAAATTATTTTATCGCCAATGCTAGGAATATCATCTATACCACCTCTTAATATTACTGCTACATTACTTGATAATGTTGCATATGTGTTTGCACTATTATTAGCGGCAACTAATGGTGCAGATATTCCCCAATTACTATTTATGGGATGACCTGCCCACCAAACATATCGAGATTTTCTATTAACAACATCTTTATAATAATTACTTGTACCATCAAAAGTTTTTGCATCACCTGCTTTAGATGCAAAAGCATATTTTTCCAATATAGTACCAGCAATACCTGAAAATTTACCTCTACCATCAACTATAATAATATGTACTTCGTCATTTGCAGTACTTCTAGTGGATGCATAATCAGAAGTGCTAGGAGCAGAATCAAAATAGTCTTTATATGCCCAATTACTATAAGTATTGGAGTCACACATATGAATTTCTACATTATTACCTAATGCACCAGGATATTTTGCATAAAATGTAATTGAAGTATTTCCTGATGAATAAGTGGATGTATATGCATTTTCATTTTTTATCAAGACTGAAGCTGAAGTGTTTGATGTTGCTGTACGAGAATTTGAGCCAATTGAACGTACAACTCTCAAATCTTGTGAATAAGATAGAAAATTTGATGCAGTAAAAAATGTAGTAAAGTTATTTTGTGATGGTTTACCGAATGTTTGTACCAAATCATTTTCACTAGTTATAATAGAAACTTGATCTACTGGACCCCATTCAAAATAACCTGCTAAACCACCAATAGATGTTGCAACAGAAGGAACAACTGTAGTCAAATCTATTTCAGAAACATTTACGCCAGGTGATAATTGAAAAGCCATGTTATGTTCTCCCTTTATTATTCATGGATTATATTTGATTTATTCTTTATTTATAATTTTAAATATTTGAAGGTATATATCCATTTCTAACATATTTCCATAAATCATCCCCATCCTTAAATACTTCTTCCTTTGTACCATCATCAAAAATACCCACAGGTGCCAAATCATCCTCTATTTCAGTATTTAAACTTTCTAATAATGTCTCTCTTATATTTGAATTTGTCGCTTCTTTGAAGTATTTTTGGGTAGTTAACCAAGAAAATAATACTAAAGACATCACTAAATCATCATTTCCACCTTCTTCAGCTTCATATGAATCTCTTACTCGAATAAATGTGTTTAATTCAGAAATAGTATCAAAATCTTCAATTAAAAGTTTGTCATTTTCCACAAGAGCTTTTAAATTGGCACAACCTATTTTCTTTACAGGAGTAGTAGTTTTTATGCCAAATGTAACAGATTTTTTATATCCTGATGAAACATTTTGTCCTTTTGCATTACTTCGTTGAATCTGGAATATATATTCATATTCAAGATCATAATGTAATAAATCTGCAACTTGTTGACCTACATTATTTGTTTCAATAAGTGCATATGCATCATTATATCTTTTAGCAACACTATATATAATATTTGGAAATAATATAGGTGATATATTATTATTTCTATATTTAGCTACTTGTTTATAGGGTAATTTAGTAACATCAATTACAGATAATACTGAATAATCTTGTCCAACACCTTCTGCACAATCTACAGTTACAATATAAACATGATTTTCTTTTGGATTTTGATAAATATCTAAACCATCAATTGTTGTTAATGGATTTCTAAATGTTAATGTACGAAGTTTTGACGCAGGTATTAATGTTGCTGATGATCCCAAAAATTCACAATTAAATTCTTGCTCAAATTGCTGTTCACTAGTGTTCCGTATTGTATCTTCTTTCCATTTTTCATCACGCCCTGGTACCATAGACCAATGAACTTCAATAGGTTTATATAATGAACGTTTTTCTTCTGCATCAATCCACATTTTATAAAAATGATTTAATCCTAAAGGTGTTGATACTATAATAACCTTTGAAGTATTACCTGATGATACAACAGGATATGTTGATGTAAAAAATTCATCTGCTAAATTTTTAGGTACATGTGCAAATTCATCTAAGAAAATAAGATTAAATGAATTTCCACGTATACCTGCCGATGATGTAGCAAAAGATGCTATTTTTGACCCATTTTCCAATTCTATTTTTCTTTTATTCCAAAGAATGATACCTTGCTGCATCCAAATAGGTAAATATTCATATGAATATTGAATTCTACTTAAAATTTCCTGTGCTAAATCACCCTTATTTGCTAAAATTGCAATTGAATAATTTTTTTGAAATAATACACACCATAACATATAAGCCGCTGAAGTTTGTGTTTTTCCAACTTGGCGTGGCATTTTACAAATATTAAATCTATTTTCATGAAATGAATGAATCATTTCTTCTTGAAAATTCCATAATTCAAAATCAATTAAACCACGATCTACATTCACTATTTTTACATATTTTTTTATAAAGTAAACGGGATCATCAATACATTTTGCAATTTCTAGTGTTTGTTCTTCTGTATATGAAAGATTAACACCAGCTTTTTTTAAATTGGAATTACCTAAATATCCTAAATCATCCATTTATTTTATGATACTTCTTAACATCCATGCATGTTTATTATGAATATCTATACGATCTGCAAGGAAATTAACAAGCCCTTGTTTGTCAAATTGAGTGGCTAATTTTAAACAAATATCTAAAGTTTTTAATACTTTTTCATTATCACTTAATAATTCTCTACACATACTTTGAGCATCAGGTATTGTTGTTTGATCTTGAATATCTGTTAATTCTAAAAATCTAGAAAAAGAACCTGGAGCATAACAATCTAATGCTCTAATTTGTTCTGCAATTGGATCTACAGCACCAAACAATTCGTTATATAAATCGGAGAAAAAACTATGATATTGTGAAAAAAGTGGACCTTCTACATTCCAATGAAAATTGTGGGTTTTTAAATACATTGCAAATGTATCTGCTAATGCTTTTTTCATTATTTCCTGTAATGTTTCCATTATTGTTTTCCTTTAATTAAATCTATTAATTTATCTGTTGATCCCACAAACACAGCTTTATCTATTTTCATATTATTATTTGTTTCTATTTTACCAGTTAAATCTTTTTTCTTCTTTTGTATATCCAATAAATCTTTATTCATTTCTGCTAATGTTTTAAGTAAATTAGCAGCTACTTCATAAGCCCTAGGATGTTCAGATTCTTTTGCAACATTTAACAAATTATCAATTGCAATATTACCTTTATTAATTAAACCATGTATATTATTTTTAACTATATTATAATCAGATTCAATATCATTTTTTTGAGAATTAATGTTTTCAGGTGCAACTATAACATTTGAAACATTTTCTTCCAATTTAGGTTCAATATCAAATATATTAGATAAATTATCTTCTAGTTTAGTCATATTTCAGTATAGGGATATTCAGTTATTATTTCTGTAAATCCATAATCATCATCTGGATTTGCATCAATAGGATTTGGTAATGTTGTTATTACCATAGATTTTAAAGGTGAATAATCAACTGTATCTATAATATATCTTGCATTTGAATAATCACCTCTAATAACATATTGTTCTAGTAATCGTTGATTTAAATCTTCAACAATTAATGTTCCTGTTGAATTATTACTAAAATAAAGTATTGTTCCGGAAATATCTTTTGATTCAACTCTTATTGTTTCACCTGTAACAAAAACTCCATTACCTGTTGACATATCCACATAAACTTTTTGTGCTTGATTAACATTTTTATAGTCAGTAATCAAAATATTACTATTAGCTTGTCTAATAATATTATTACCACTCAAATCTACTGGTGGGAAAATATATGCTTTCACAGTAAATGTTAATGTCCAAATTAAAGTTCTTGTTGTTAGTAAATCGCCTTCATAATCAAAATCTTGATTTACAGTATTTAATATAACAGGTAAATCATATTTTTGTGTCATATTTGGTACCAAATTTACGGTTACTGTAAAATCTGGTGTAAAAAATGGTAAAATTTGTTCTAAAATTTGTGTACCATCTTCCATATTCCTAGTATAAATTGACAAACTAAAATCAAAATTATAGGGTACTGGTGAGTATTGTGTGTTTAACTTATGTGTTGTTGGACTTTTAGAAAAATTTTTATTTAAAGTATTTTGTTTTCTATTAGAATCATAGGACATACCTGTCATTTCAAAACTCATTCTAGGTAATGATATTGCAATACTTTTTGTTAAAGTAGGATCACTTTTTATTCTTGTAATAAATTTTTCTTTTGTAGCAAATGATAATGGTACCTTAATTCTTTCAAATTCTTCAGAACCATCTTTATTGTATCTATATAATTCTATATCATTAAAAATTGTTCCAAATGACACAATAATTTTACGAATAGTTCTATTATAAAAATGTTTATTTCCTAACATTTTATTTTAACCTATATGTTACCAAAAGGATTTTCTTCTGAAAAATCTATAATTTGATCAGATTCTTGTTCAATATTGATATTATCAATTAAATCTTCTTCTACATTAGAATCTACCTGTGTTGAATAATCAATACTTTGAACAATATATGATGCACCACTTTTATTTCCTATAATATCTTCATTAGGAACAAAAGTTCCTTTGATTCTCATAATATTTAATTGTGTATTCTGTACAAAAGAATGTACTGTTGCAATTGCAGTTGCAGTATTTAAATTATTTCCTTGATAAACATATTCGGATGGTAAATATGAACCTGTTCCAGAATTCAATAAAATTTTAGTTTTCTTATAAGATTCAAATGCTTGAAGATCAATTTCAGTAATACCGGTTTCAATAAGTTCTTCAGAAAAGACAAATTGTTTTAGTGATAATGCATAAACATATACATTTCCACCACGACCACGACCCAATGTATAAAACATTGCCTGATCATTTTCGTGTTCAACCATAGTAATTTCGAAAAAATTTTGTACTAATGGTACATAAATTAGATCACCTTCATTAGGACGATTTAGATTAGGTACAATAGATTTAAATCTTCTTCTTGAAACCAATAATGTAGTTTCATCACGAATTTCTAATCCAAATTTAGAAATAAAATCACCTTCGCCTTGCATTCCAGTAACATTTTCCAAGTACATTTCTATTGGATATGCTCTTGTATATCTTTTAAGTGTATCTTCACCATACAAATAATCTATATTATTTTCAGAAGCAGATGTTCTTGGTAAATAAAAAACATCCATACCATAAATCTGCATAGCTTCTATAACCAAATCTTCTACTAAAAGTTGTTCATCTGTTATTTTTTTGGGAAAATTATGGAAATATAAGTTAGTAGGCATATTTTATCCAATAAACATATCGCCAGGAAGAACATTTAGATTCATTAATTCTTCTTCCAATTTGTTTATTTCTTCGACTGCTTCATCCCATATCTCTTTACCGTTTAAAGTTACACCACCTGGCATTTGAATACCACCAAACTTTTTGAGATTATCTCCCCATTGTTTTTTTATTAATGCAGTTGCATATCTCTTTAGAAAACGATTATCCCAAACATCAGATAATCCTGTCTTAACAACCGAAACAGCATTACTATTAGTAGAAAAAACAGAATCAACATTAAGGGTATAATCATCTGTAATTGTAATAATTCTTTTACTTTCTGTACCAAAAGTTACTTCATCTCCAATGACTAAATCGCGTGTAAATACTGTATTAACACCTGTAACAACAATAGTACTATTTGAAACATTTGCTGTTCCTTCAATTGTAAAATTATCAGGACTCATTTTACGATAACATTCAATAACAATATATTCACCAACTTTTACATCTCTTGACCAATCAATATCTAAAAATACTTTGTTTTGTACTCTATTAAATCTATGCTGTGGATAACCAGAAAACAACATATTTAATGTTGTAATATGTTGCATAGTGATTTCATATGAAACATAAGAAACCGAAGTAAAATCATATAAATCATGTAATCTTAATTGATATCTCAAATCAAACATATTAATTGATGAATTGGAATTATCGAAAGACATTACCTTAACAACAGAAATTATAGCATCAGGACAATATATCCAACCACGATCTATATCTTGTTGGGTAATTTTGTGTTTCATGTACAATTTTTCACAACCTTCAAAATGATAATCATTAAAAAATGATAAAGCATCATCTATCCGATCATTAATTTGATCATCATCCACATTTATTTGTATTACTGGATGACCTAATCTGCGTAAACAATAATCGGAAAATTGTTCTCTATTTGAAATGGCTGGCATTTTTTAAATCCGTAAATGGTTTTATATATTTATATCTTTTTAAAACACAAAAGATTGTTTATAAACCATCCCATATGATAACCTTGTCTACAAAAATTGATACAATCATCTATCATTTTTTGATCTAAAATCAGTCCTAATTTTTGAAATTTGTCTTTCCAATAGTTTTTATGACGATTATTGATGTGTCCAACACCACCTTGTCCCGGTTGTGCAGCAGTAAACATCAAAATACCACCTGAAATCATAGATTTGTATATCTGATCAACGATTTCATCATTATAAGTTGGATCAATATGTTCCGCAACTTCAAAACAAATAACTAAATCCGCAGTATATTTACCATTTAATTCCAATAAACTTTCTTGTCTAAGATAGTTTTTTTCATCAACTCTTTCATCTATATCAATACCTATACATGGTATATCTCTATCATTTATTGCATATGTATGAATACCAGGTCCACATCCTAAATCTAATACATTTGAAGGATTAATATATGATTTTATCCATTGAGAAAGTCTATCAGCAAATGGTTTTTCTTCTTTATATACATGATCATAATCAATCTTCTCTGGTAATCCTGGATAATATTTTGTATTAAATGTCAATTTATCACGATTTTCGTGAATTTGATACCAACCTTTATTTGTGTGAATATCTGTAACTGACTGAAAAAATTCTTCATACATTTCCGCAACTCTTTCTAATGAAAAATTTGCAAGTGCCCAATCACGACATGCCTGTGGATCAATCTTATGTATATTTTTTGCTGCCCAAACAAATTGATCAAATGTTCTACATCTATAACCAGTAATACCATTAATATTGTTTTCAGTAAATGAACCCCAATCTGTTGTAATTGTGGGTGTTCCTGAAAATAAACATTCAATTTGAACACCACCAAAAGGTTCTACATAATAACTAGCAACAAATGCACCTTTTGCTTTTGACATTAATTGTTTTCTTTTCTCTTTATTTGCATAACCTACAAATTCAACATGATCAGGTATTTGTTGATATCCACAATCCTGAAGTGTATTTTGACCAGCAACAATAAGTTTTGCACCTATTGCTTGTGTAACTTGAATTGCAAGATGAATTCCTTTACCATCATAAACTCTACCTAAAAATAGAAAATAATCATCTTTTTCCTTTGAAAATTCAAAATCATCAGGTCTAAAATAATTTGGAATTACTGTATCATACCAAGATTGTTGACATTGACCTACAGCAGATAATCCGTAATATGCATGATATATTGCATATGATTCAAATATTTTATATTTTGCCCAATGTCCACCAGAATAACCAATACCTGGCTCAACACAAAGTAAATCTTGATGTGCATCACAAACTCTCCTATTACCTGCACCCCAAAAAGGCAAAATGAAGTCCAAAGGTTGTTTTCTTTTTTGAATTTCTTCTATTGCATTTTTATCAAATACAAGATATGCATGATCTCCTGTATCAAATTTAAAAAATTTGTTGTGATAATCATGATCACCATAAGATAGCTTCCAATCATTATGTGATAAAACAGAAACTTTTTCGGTACAAATAACATCTGAAAATTCGTGCCCATAGAAAAAAACTGTATGACCTCTTTGTGTCATCATTTCACAAAATTTTCTAGCCTTTTCAGTATATGCACATGCCGTAAAATCATCATTTTGTATTGTATGTTGAGGTGGTAATACATGAAATCTCATATTATTTCCTTATTATAAATAAAATACTATCTTTAATACCTGAAATATGTCTAATATCAACAATAGTGGGAAAAAGAGGATAGGATATCATTTTTCCATATTCTGTTATATATTCTAAATTTTGTACATCTTCTATTATTAATGTTCCACCTTCATTCAATTTAGGTAAATATAATTTTAAGAAATTAATTTGACTTTCTTTTGTATGTGGTCCATCATCAATAATGATATCAAAATTGGGTAATGTATTAACGAAACTTTGATCATAAGCATTTCCAATTAAAAATTTAACACGATTTAATTTTTCTATTTTACTTATGTTTTCATATTGCATAATATCTACACCATAAATTTTAGCATCCATATGTCTAAAATAATGGTCCCACATTATCAAACTGCCAAATTTTAGTACACCAATTTCAAATAAAGAAATTGGTTTTTCTTTATATTTTAAAAATTCTTTATCATAAAAAGTAGAACAATATTTGTGATATGATTCTTTATCTGTGCCACCAAATTCGTGTCCAAGATTGTAATATGTACTTATTTCGGAAAGTTTATTTAACATTTTTTTATTCTTTAACAAAAACATTTGTTGGAGAAACAAAACCTTCTACACCAATTTTTTCAACTTCAACAACTTTAAATTCATGTAAATGTTTATAATATGAATGTTCACTGTTCATAAAAATATATTTTTCACAATCATCTATTATAGATGGTAATTTTGAATAAAATAAATCTAAACAATTATAATCCATATGAAATAATCTTGTACTATAAAATTTATCTACACCCATTTCAATTTGGTTTTCTTTACATAAATGTGAATTCGAAGATGATAAAAAAACAAATGAATCTTTGAATATATCATCATTTTCTTTAAAATCTGAATTTAATTTATATCGTCCAGATATCTTATATATTCTTTTTGTTTTAATATGATTTTTTTTATACCAATCCAAAAACAAATAAAAACCAATACTTTCTGCTGCACTTTTGTTACCTAATAATGTATTTGTTATTAATTTTGGATTGTTACCAACATACAAAACATTTACATTTTTTTCTTCTAGTAGATGAAAATAATTTTGAGGGGGATAATTTGGTGAACAATCAAAAAGATATTTTATATTATTTGGACAATATTTGTCTATAGATTCTATAGTTTGTATTGTTTGTTCAAATCTTTCATTTTCTGTGAATATAGAACCAACACAATTATATAAATTTTGTGAAGGATTCTTTAAAGGGCATAATGCACTGCCTATAATAAATGTAGAATCAATCATTATTATCTAAGTGTATTCAATAAATTTTTTATATCTCCATTAGGCATTTCAAATATATGAAATAACTCAGGATATTTATGTGATAATATTGTATATATTGATTCTTCGGTACCTATATTTCCTTTTTCTAATGATTTAATAATTTGATTTTCATATATTTCAGATACTTTTTGTATTGATTCTTTTTTGCCACCAAAAATTGTTGCTCTACAAACACAGTTTTTAAATTCATTTTCTCCACATTCTTTTATTAGTTCTTTTATATTATAACCATGTATTTCAGAAATAGTATAATACTTGAAAGAGGTCATAAAAAATTTATCTTTGGGAATTTTTGTAAAATAAAAATTATTAATTGATTCTGAAATATTAAAACTATTAAACATTCCTGAATCTATCCAATAATGATGTGAACTATTAAAACAATCTAAGGATTCTAATAACAAATATTGTTTCAATAAAGTTAATGGTATATACAGAGGATTTGTAATAACACTTTCTCTCATCCATTCACTTTGATTATACCATTGTGGTTTAGATATTATGTTTTGTATTTTATCTGTAAAGAACTTTTTCTGAATATCTTTTGTTGATATTTCTCTTAATATTAAAGGTAAATTTTTTCTCAATTCACGTATTTCAGGAAAATATTCCTTTTCAGCATATAAAACGATAGGATGTCTGCTTTCCAATAAATTTTTTAAACTTTTCAGATAATGATCTTTGAAATTCCTATCATTACGATTAATATTAACTGAAGCACTTACCAATGTTATATCGTGTGGATGTCTCCAATCTGTATCCCATTGAGAATAATCTAGTTTAGGCCATGTTCTATATGGTAATAGTTCCTTTGGATATTTATCTTCAGGTGTTAAATGTTCATTAATTCTAAATTGTGATGCTCTACTTCTATTATCACCTAAATGTTCAACATATTTGTCATTTACATATACAGATTTAAATCCTAAAGAATAATATTTCCTATCAATCCATATTTCATGAAAATATTTTTCAACATTACCTAAAAGAATCAAATCTTCTCTGCGTTTTAAATTTGGACTTCCTATCCAACCATACCATCTTAAATGATAATCCGTAATTCTCCAAAACTTTTTATAATAAAATGTATTATCAATTAGTTGTTTTTCATATGTTTCCAAATTCTCATTTTCAAAAGTTCTCCAAGAAATATCAACCGTTCCTATATGTCTATATTTCTGAAGAATTTGTTTAGAAATATTTAAATATCCAGGCTTTAATAGTTCCCAATCATCTTCCAAATAAAAAATATATTCTGTATCACAATATGATACCATAAAATCCATTGCCCACCATTGTGATCTATTTTTAGGAAACATCACAATATCACAAAATGAACCATATTTTTCAACTAATGTTGGAAATAATTCTTGTTTACCTGAATCATCGACAATGACCATTTTAGTGTCATAATCTCTAGTAGATAAAAATGAATTAATTGTTTTATCTAACAAATCAAGTCTATCACAACTTAAAATAAAACAAGAAGTATCTGAATCTGGTTGTTCAATAGTATGAATTAATAATTTACTCATAATAATTTATTTTCCTATCATATTGGGTATACTTGGATGATGATTCTTTCTACAATCAAATTGCTTACACGCTTTTGGTCTATAATTATATATACTACATTTTCCATCAACTAACATTATACAACCACCAGTTTTAATATTTTTTGCCATAGAAACAAATACTTGATTTTCTATTACTTTTTCATCTTGATTTACTAATGAAATAGGATATAATCCGCTTGATATTTCTTCTGGTGTTAAAAAAGGAGTTAATTTTTCACAACAAAAATGACATGTACCACACGGAACATCACTTTCTGGTTCTAAATTTTCTCTAGATATTAAATTAATATTAATTATATGATTATGGTATTTCATTTTTTATTTGTTCAAGTATTGTTTCTATGTTATAGTTAAAATCATTTATAATTAAATTTGAATTTGATGGTTTTTCAAACATTTTATCTGTATCATTATACTTACTATTTGTTTGTGTATTCATCCATATAATAAAATCAGGTGAAACATAATCTCTGGTCATTATTAATGGACAAACACTTTCAATTATTGTATATTTTTTATTAGAAAAATGTACCAAATTTCTCAATTTCATAGCATGATTGGTTCTTCCTTCTATAGTAAAATCATTATCATTATACATACGTCTTATATTTCCAGAATTTAAAACACAACAATCCAATTTTTCTGATAATTTTTCTATTAATCTGGTTTTTCCTGCTCCAGGCAAACCCATAACTAAAATGATTTTTTTATCTATATTAGATTGGGTTGATAATAATCTATAATTTTGTAAAATACCTCCAGAAAAAGAATGAAAAATCCAAGGTCTATAAAATATTCCTTGATTAGGTTCCAATAATACATTTGTATGATAATCCCATTCAAATAAATTATTATAATTGAATTTATATCCTTCTAATGCATTTTTTGCACCAGATAAATGATAATAGATATTAAATGTAGTTTTTTCTAAAGCAATAGAAAATCTCCATTCATCAGGTGATTGAAAACTTTCAAAATGTATTCCCATATTCGGAATTCTGAATATACCTGAATATTCTTGATCTACAACCAATGATTCACCTACAACACGACTTAATACATCATCTATACCTGGTTGTATCAATTGAAAATTTTCTATTTCTTTACCATATTCCTTTTCTACAAAATTAAAACTTGAAACAACATTTAGAAGATTTTTTAATGTTTTTTCTTCAAAAAAATTATCAGATTGTAAAAGTTTTACCATTAATCTAGACATATTGTTTTTCTATCTCCACAAATCTATTATAAAATTTTTCACCTAAAATTATTTCTGGTGATTTAGATATTTTTTGTAATTTCTGTCTAATAGTATGTAATCCTTCAAATCCCCATGCTAATAAATCATCATCAGTAGTATCATTTTCTATATTTTCAAAATCATAATCCCAATTAGGTAATTCTAAAAATTCAGTAATTCTATTGATTTCTTTTTTTGCATCATTACAAAAATCATCATAATCAATAATTACAATTTGATCAGCCGCTTCTTTTAAAATCTGATGATAACCTTCCATACAATCTTTAACCATATTAAACCACATTTCACCTAATCTATTTTCATCATTAACAATATAACCTCTCATCATTAAAGTTTTATCAACATGACTGCCAGATTGTTTTCTCATTAATGTTAACCAACTTGCCATTATGCTTGGTAAATCTCGTTTCATTACGATAGCTTTTATTTTTTTACCAAATAAAGCACTAGCATTAGGCATATTTTTTGCCCAACCTCTGCCTTTATCTATAATGATTCGTTCAGAACGATGTTGCCAAAATGCAGGTAAAATTGCTTTAGTCAAATTATTGATTTGTTCTTCAAAATAATTTGCTTTAACCGTAGGATCATTTCTCCACGCTTTTTGCATTTCAACCGCAACATTTAACATTGGACTAGTTGGTGTAACATATACGTCAGGATTTTGATTTAATATTGATGCCAATACTGTTGATCCCGATCTTGGTAAACCGGATAAAAAATGATATACTTTTTCCATATTAAAAATCACTTAATAAATTTTTTAATTCTTCTATAGGCTCATCCCAAACTCTGGGTTTTTGTTGACGTAATAAAGTAACATTTTCGCCATACCAAGGACTTTTCTCACTACTATGGCTCCATACATAATATGCTGAAATTGGAAGTAAAATGTAAGTTTTTTTATCCATAGCAGCACATGCATGTGCTACAGATGTACACGAAGTTATTACAAAATCCAAATTATGAATACAACCAAGAGTATCATCCCATGTTTCCAATTTATCAGATAAATCTATAATTTTTGAATCAATTTCTTCTAAACCATTATCTTTTTGTAAAGAATATAAATCAACAGATTTTCCTGAAAATATTTTTAAAAGTTGTTGTAATGGAAAAGATCTATGAAGATCATGATCATATGCAGGATTACCTTGCCATCTTATACCTATTGCTGGTTTATCTTTTTTCAAGAATTTCCATTTTTCTATTGATTCATTTTTTGCTTTAAGATATGGACCATTCCAAAGATCTTTATATTGAAGATTCATTATTATAGGTAAATGCATGGATTGTGCATAATATATTTTGTCTCCTTTTACTTCTTCAATACTGGTTATTACATTATATCCATGACGTTTAAAAACATCTAATAAATCTTTTCTTTCATTATAAGAATTATACCAATAAGGTATCATTCCCATATTTCGAATCTTTTCCATAAATCTAAAATTAATTATTTCATCACCAATACCTGCTTCTGCATGAATAATAATGGGCATATTTGGTTTTACTTTACCATCCCATTTGATGAATTTCTCTGCACGAATTTTTTGATTCATTGTTTCATAATGTAAATTTTTATTTTCAGAAAATATATTATTATTTCTGGAAAATATACTTTCTGTATTCCAGAATCTCATTTTTACACCTTCTTCCAAAAATAATTTTAATCCTTCTTGGAATTTATCTTTATAAAGATAATATGTTCCCAAATTAAATCGTATTTTTGTTTTGTATTCATCTGATAATTCAGCACAATTATCTAATGTATTTTGTAATATTTCTTCTGCTTGTGATTTTTTATTCAATAAAAATAATGAATATGCTTTTTCCAAAATAACATCAACATTATTAGGATCAATTGTTAAACATTGATTTATATATCTCATCGCTTTTTCAGGATAATTAGCATGATTATATACATTAATCAAATTGAATCTTGAAGTAAATTGTTGTTGTGAACTTCCAGATACAGCAACAGTTTTTTCAGCATAAACAATAGAATCTTCATACATTTTTAATTTAAAAAAACATTTAGCTAAATTATCATATTGATCATAATATGCTGAATGTTTACCGAATACATTTAGTACTTCTTTAGCCAAATCTTTTCTTTTAAATTGATCCAACATGGCTATAAATGGCTCAAGATCATTAAGAGGTATTTGTGTATTATTCATCTTTTATCACCACCAATTTTACACGAAGATCACTATAAACATTATTAAATCGTTTTGACATTTCATGTATTTCCTGAAATTGTCCTTTTTCAATTAATTCACGATAATCTGTATCAACAATATAATCCTGATATATAATTTCAAAATCAACATTTAAAGCAATCCCAAATCCTACTGTTGAATTGTATGTTTCTATATGCCAATTGTTGTATTTTTTTGAAAACTTTCTTAACATCTCAACCGTTATAGGTCTACGATGTGTAGGATCACCGAAAAAATTTTCATGTCGATGATGCGGTACTTCAATATCAATAATTGCTCCATCTTTACATACCCTATATATTTCTTCCATCAATTTTAAAAAATTATCACCTATATGTTCTAAAATATGATGAGCAATTATACCATCAACCGAATTGTTATCAAAAGGTAGAATACCTTTTTCTAAATCTACAATAAAATCAGGATTAACTTGTGGATTATAATCTACATTCAAATAACCATCAATTCGTTTTAAACCAGAACCAATATTCAATTTCATAATAAATCTCCATTTTGTTGAATAATATTATATCTATCTATATATATTCATAAATTATGAATTATCCTTAATAGCAGCAACATGATAACCACCACAATCTATCAATTTCCAATTGGTACCATATG